ATGGGGACCATTATCCCACGCAAGACCGCCAGGGGCGAAACCCGGTACCGCGCTCAGATCCAGGTGACCCGTAACGGTGAGCGTCTGCGTTCCGAGTCAAAGACATTCGGACGGCGCGCGCTGGCGAAGGAATGGGTCCGCCGGCGTGAGGCCGAGCTGGAACAGGGTGAGGGCCTGGAACGCCACCCCAGTGCGGAGATGACGCTGGGCGAGGGCATCAGGATCTACCTGGAGGCGGTGGGCGACAACTTTGGCCGCAGCAAGAATGCCCAGCTGGCGGCGATCGCCGAGCGTCCGGTGGCGGAGCGGCGTCTGATTGACCTCACCACGCGGGATTTTATTGAGTACGTGCACTGGCGGCGGGCTCAGCCCCCCACGCCAAGCCATCCACGTGGTGTGGGGCCGTCGACCCTGAATGGTGATCTGATCAATCTGCGCCTGGTTATGCGCTACCTGCAGCACGCGCAGGGATTGCCCATCAGCGCGAGCGTGGTATCCGACGCCATCGACGCCCTGCGGATGAACCGGGTGGTGGGCAAATCGAGCCAGCGTGAACGCCGGCCCCTTGCTGATGAACTACGCGTCCTGGACGATTACCTCTATCGGCGGTGGAGTAACGGCCGCATGTCGATCCCGCTGTGGCATCTGATGTGGCTGGCGATTTACTCCGGCCGGCGGGAAGAGGAGATGACCCGCCTGCCGCGCCGGCTGCTGGATCGCGAGCACAGCGTCTACGCCATCGAGGGTGGGATCAAGAACCCCGCTGGCCGTAAGCCGATCAGGGTGGAGGCTCGGATGCCGCCGGGCGGGTGGGTGGTGGTTGATCAGATCCTGCGCGACTTCCCGGGCCAGGCAGGTATGTTACTCGAGTACAATCCCCGCTCCGCGAGTGCGGCCTGGGCGCGGGCCTGCAAAATGCATGACATCGTTGACCTGCGGTTTCACGACCTGCGCCATGAGGCCCTGTCCCGGCTGGGTGAAGACGGCTATACGGTGCCCCAGATCCAGCAGGTGAGCCTGCATGAGAGCTGGGACAGCCTGCGGCGGTACGTGAACATGCCGGCGCGGCGCGGGGAGCGGGTGGAGTTCACGCCGCGTCATTGATCGCCTTCCACTCTCGCCTGGCTTGTTCGCGCTGCTGGTCGATGTGGTCGGCCAGATCCTTGGCGTGCACCAGCCAGGGCGCCTTCTGGCTTTTGCTCCCGCGGTGTACCGGGAAGGGCAGCGCCTGCCTGGCGGCGCGGCGCTTCGCCTGCGCCGGGCTGAGATTCAGATACTTCTCCGCCAGGGCGTCCAGTGGGATCTCTGCCGATTCGAACTCGGCCATGATCAGGAACACGGTGTTCATGTGTTTCTCCTAGGCCGCTGCGGCGGCGGTGGTGGGTTGGTAGTTGAGCGAGACCAGCGCCTCGCAGGGGAACGGCGAGACGCTGTTGCCGCACATCAGGTTCTGCTCCGCCTTGGTGAGGCGGCGCCCGTCCCAGGTGCGATCGATGATGTAGTCCGGCCCGAAGCCCTGACCGGGGAACAGTTCGTGCGGCTGCAGCATCCGCATGCCGATGTCCACGATCTGATAGGGTTGGCCTTTGACCAGCACCAAGCCCATGCGGGCCTTTGTGGGGATGGTGTGGACGGGCTCGCGCAGGTCGGACCATTGCCCGCCTTCCCGGTAGTACTTCATCAAGAATGCCCGGCATTCGGCGTGGTGCCAGCCGCCGGCGCTGATCGTGTGCAGCGGTCCGGCGGGGTGGCTGCCGATGAAAGCGTTCATCAGCGCTCCTAAAACAAAGCCGGTTGGCGAGGGTGGCGCTGGCGGTGGGTGTTATCCGGGTGCGACTCGTCCCAGCTGGGCGCCAGGCTATCGATGTAGGCGCGGTCGCCCCGGCAATGGCAGTGCTCGGCGGTGCAGCCGCCGCAGCAGATTTCGTACTGGTCGCCTTCCACCAGCAGGATCCCGCCGTTGTCGCGCTGGAAGGCGCGGGCGGTTGCTTGGTTTCGGGAGGTCCAGTTGCCGCCGGGCTGGCGCTTCATGCCATCGCATGCGAGCAGTTGCTGGCGAGTCCGTGCGCGTCTCATGAGGGCGCTCCTTCGTTGGCGATCTCCAGCAGTACGTCGGCGTGACAGGGCCCATCCAGTGGGCACCAGCACGCGAGGTTCTTGCCGGCGAGGCTGGTGCGGATATGGGCCACCAGATCGGCCTGTTCCGGCCGGGCCAAATAATCCCGGTATAGCGCCACCAGGTGGGCCCGGTCGCCGTCGCCGTCTTGTCCGGCCTGATAGGGATTGCCGTAGCGCGTGGTGCGGTCCACCTTCACGGTGTTCGGCGGCATCCGCCAACCTTTGCTGCGGCGCAGCTGGACGCGGCGTGGGATGGCTTCATTCTTCACGTAGTGCCTCCACTGGCACATGCCAGGGCAGTTCGTTGAACGGATGGAGAGCGTAGTAGCCGGCGTGCGGCAACAGGGCCATGAACAGCCGGTACCAGCCCGGCAGCCAGGTCGGAATCAGCTTCACAGTGAGCAGGTAGGCCAGTAGCCCTGCGGTCATGCGTGCAATGTGTTCGATCCTGTTCATCGCAGCATCACCACCTGAAACCCGCCGTCGTTCAGGGTGCGGCCAGTTTCGTTCAGCAGTTCATCAATGGCTTGTGTGGCGAGCGGCAGTACCTCGACCAGATAGCAGGCGCCTTTCGGTCGGAGTTCGTGGGTCACCTTGCCGTCGTCGTTGGCGGCGAACAGGCTGATCTTCCAGCGGCGCCGACCGAGGCCGGCGGCGCGGGGGTGAATCCGGGTCTTGTCGGTTTGCAGGTTGTAGGTGGCGACGATCATGCTCGGCCTCCATAGGTCTGGGTCAGGGCACGGTTCACCGCTTTGCCGCGCCGGAACAGGGCGCGCGCCAGGCGCATGCGGTCCCGCTCGCTGTGGGTGGCCTGGCGCAACAGGCCGAAATAGCTGTTCGCGGTGTCGCGCAGCTGGGCGCGGGGCAGGGTGGCGATCCGGTGTTCGGCGTGGCGCACCGTCTTGCGGCGCGTTGTGCGGTGCCAGGGCTTGATCACTTGGCCCACAAAATCGATGCCCCGATCCACCGGCTGGATGATGGTTTTGCGTGGGTTGAGCTGGGCGGCCAGTGTCGCCGGCAGGAACGCCTCGATCTGGCGGTGGGCGTCGGTGAGCCACGCGGGGTCTCGGTGCAGCAGCACAAAGTCATCGACGTAGCGGATGTAGTGGCGTGCCCTGAGCCGGTGTTTGACGAACTGGTCCAGGGCGTCGAGGTAGACGTTGGCGAAAAACTGGCTGCTCAGGTTGCCGATGGGCAGGCCCAGGTGGGCGGGCTGCTCGCCCAGGCGCTTGTGGGCCGGCACCCGCTCCAGCAGATCCCGGCGGCCGCGTACCTCATGGTGCTCGCGCGGGTCGTGAAACAGCACCAGGGTGGCCAGTGCTCGCCACCAGGGTTCCGGGATCCGGGCGAGCAGCTGCTGGTGGAGAATGCGCTTGTCGATGCTGACGAAAAAATTGGCCAGGTCGCATTTCAGGTAGTGGGCGCGGTGCTGCCAGTTCTCGGTGACACTGCGCACCTTCCGTTCCAGGCGCTGGGCGGCGTAGAGCGTGCCCCGGCCCGGGATGCAGGCGCAGCTGTCGGCGATGAACCGGCGGTGGAAACGGTCGGCGATCCGGTTGTACAGCAGGTGGTGCACGATCCGATCGCGGAATTGGGCGGCCCACACCTCGCGGGGTTTGGGGTGGGTCACCACGAAACAGATGGAGGGCCCCGGCTGGTAGGTGCCGCTGCGCAGCTCCTCGGCCAGGGCCAGCAGGTTGCGTTCCAGATCGATCTCGAAGTTGAGGGCGGAGCGGCTGGTGCGCTTGGCGCGGCGGCAGTCGAAATAGGCCTGCGCCAACTCCTCAATAGAAAAATCAGCATGGCCCGCAGGGATTGGATCTGCGGACGGCGCGAGCCCGAAGGGCGTTGTCCTTGTGGTCGTTGTTCTGGTTGCCATTGGCAAAGTCCTGATTCCAGGCGTTGTTGGCGGAGTACTGCGCCGTGTCGTGCTATCTACGTCGCCTCGCCGAAGGCCGGGGCCGATCAGCGGGGAAACTGCGCGGGACCTGCCAGGCGCCGCCCGGTGGTTTCCCTGATGCGCGTGGCGGTGGCCGGTGGCCAGCGGCACGACCAGATTCAAAAATCGCACGGGTATGGCCGCCGTGACGGTCATACAGCAGGCGACGCCGCGCTGGCGCGCTTCCAGCCGGTGGATTGGCGCCCGATCTGATCGGTGAGCTCCACCGCTCGGGCGTATTGCCCGGTGCTGATGAAGCGCTTGTCCCGGCAGAGGCGGAGCAGCAGCTCCACCACCTGCAGGCGCTCCTGGAGCGCCTCGATGTGGGGCACCTTGTTGCGCGCGGTGTTGGCCCTGAAGATCAGGACCAGCATTTCCACGCACTCCTCCCGGACCTTTTCGCCGAGTAGCCGCTTGAAGTCGCGCGGAATATTCCGCGTCACCTCGACGGCCATCGAGAGCAGGTCGTAGGCAAGCCGGTAAATCGGAAGCTGGTGATGCAAGGCCATGCTGAAAAAACTCGCGAAAAGGGCGCTTCGCGCCCTTAAGGGTTAAAGGGGTGAATGGCTAATGAATCTGCGGACGGCGCGAGCCCGAAGGGCGTTGCCCTTGAGGTCGTCGTGCTGGTCGCCATAGGCAAAGCACTGATTCCAGGCGCCGTAGGCGGAGTACTGCGTGCTCGACCAGTAATACCCGGACCGCTCGAACAGCTCGGGGACCGTGGCGCAGCACAGTGCCAGCTCTCGCCGTGCCGGCAGGTACCAGTCGCGGTGGCCGTGGAGATCCAGATTCGCTGCCCAGTGAGCAGCAGGGTGGTCGTTGCCGGACTGAATCAGGGCGCGGGTATTGGCCAGACCGTCGCGCTCGCTGGTGGCGGCGGTTTCGTCCTCGCCCGGGGCACCCCACTGAATCTCTGCTCGGTGGGCCAGCTCTACCTTCGGGACAATCAGGTGATGATCCGGTTGCCCTTTCTCACCACGCATCAGGCCCGCGTATACGCCGCCCTGGCTGGCCCAGGTCTCACCGATGGCGGGCGGCACGTCAGCCGCGTGGGGTTCGTTGGCGGGCATGGAGGCCAGCCAGTTGGCGATCACGGTTTGGCGCGGCAGGCGCACGGTGGCGCCGTGAATCTGAATGTCGATCAGTTCGTTGCTCTGATTCGGGTTCATGCGGGTCTCCCAAAATGGCGCGCGAAGGGCGCTGCGCGCCCTTAAATGGATGAATGGCTCAATTGATGAGGAATCTGCGGACGGCGCGAGCCCGAAGGGCGTGGACCTTGAGGGCGAGGTTCTGGTGGCCATGGGCAAAGTACTGAAGCCAGGCGTAGTGGGCGGAGAACTGCGTCGACGCCCAGTAAAGGCGGGGCTCGAACGCCTCGGGCCCGTCCGCCTGGAACACCTCCACCGTGGTCTGCGGCGGCGTCTCGGCGGTGTACGGATAGCCCACGGGCACACTGCTGGGGTTATCACCGTCGCGGAACGTGGCCGCGTTCGAGTGGGCCAGCGGCTTGAACTGACGGTAGAGCATTTCCTGTTCGTCTCGGGCCGGCAGGTACCAGTCGTCGTAGCCGTTCAGGTTCAGCTTTTGGATCGCTTGGGCCAGCTCGCTCCCGGCTTCGGCCATGGCGACGGTGTTGGCCAAGCCGTCACAGCAGCTGGTGGCGCCGATGTCTTGCCCGGTCTCGCCCCAGGGCATGGGGTCCAGATCGCCGGCTTTGGGTGACACGGCCAGGCCGTAGTGGGTACCGGCGACATTGATGACGCCGGCGAAATAGCCGCCCTCCATCGCTGCGCCGATGACCAGTGAGGTGCCCGCGTGGGCCTTGGCAAGTGCATTACTCATGATGTTCTCCCCTTGGGTGGTGATCAAAGAAGGGCCATGGCCACAAGGGCCACGGCGATGACGGTGAGCGCCGTCGGAAACAGTCGGAGCCGGTAGCGGGGCGCCATGGCGCGCTCGCTCGGCAACGGGATCTGGATGGTGGTGGCGTTGTACTGGCTGCGCATGGGGCCTCCTACGCGGCGTTGCTGAGCTGCTGGCGCAGGTGCTCAACGCCGGCGGTGGTGATCTCCACCCGCACGTACCACTGAAGGCCGACGTGCGGGTGGTTGAACTGCTCCTGCCTCTCCACCAGCAGCCCGTCGCGGATCCAGGCCGGGTTCGCCCGTCGGCGGCCGGTGGTGCCGTCCGGCTGGAAGGCGCCCAGCTGGTCGAGTTGCCGGCGTAGGCGGCGATCACCCAGGCCCAGGGCCCGGGCGGCTTCGCGGATGCGGTACGTGCTGTCGTTGGCGGAGCGGTGCATGGCGGTTCTCCTCAGACGGTGAGCGGTTCGCGACCGGCGTTCTGGCCCAAGGGCGCGGTGAGCCACCACGCCTTTTCGGCCTGGGTGCGCGGGCGATCCTTGTATTGCCGGTAGTGCCATCCCTGGGTGTCGTCGGTGAGCTCGTAGAAACCCCAGGGGAGCGACCATTCGGGGTGGCTGAACAGGGTCCAGGTCTCCCGGCGGATGCTGACGATGCGGTGCAGGTCGATGGCGCGACGGCGGCGATGAATGCGGTTGAACCACCGCACGTGGTGTTGGCCCACCACCAGGCTGTGGCCGTTGAATACGCCGCGCTCCTCGATATACCAGCCGGTGATCACCCAGGCGCTGGCCACCGGCCAGGGGTGATCATGCAGGTGGCGCTCGGAATCGTTGCGGACGAACCGGTGCAGGTACCGGTGGTGCCCATGCCAAAAACCGAGGTAATAGCGCTCCAGGTAGGGGCCGCTGGGCAGCTGGATCAGCCGGCAGGGCCGGTTCGCCGTTACGCGGTACAGCAGTCGCACGATCAGGCGTGACAGGATGTTCATGCCGCCACCCCGTACGCCCAGCAGAGCACTACCTGATGGACGGCGGCGTGCAGGTCTTCCACCGTGCCGTTGTTGAACACGTAGGCGTCGCCCTGGGCCAGCGTGAGCGGGTTCTCGGTGCTGTGCGCGGGGACGTCCTCGCCTGTGCCCTGGCTCTGGTCCGCGCGCGATACGTGGATCAGCAGCCCGCCGTGCTCGCGCACCCAGGCGGCTTCCCGCTCGGTGCGCACGTCGGTGACCACGGCCAGATCCACCTGAAACTGGAAGTCTTCCAGGATGGCCAGGCGCTCTTCGGCGCGGCGCAGCAGGAAGTCCTGGCCCAGGCTGCTGCGCACCCAGTCGCCCAGCTGCTGGAGCGCCTCCCGCGGGCTCAGGCCACCCAGGGCCTTGTGCGCCGCCCGCTTGAAATCCCGGTCCTCGCACAGGGTGCGCAGGTCGTTGTCATCGAACGGGGAGAGCCCGATCAGCGCACCCAGGGCGTCGTACAGCGGGTCGGCCATGGCCAGTTCTGAGGTCTCGTAGTGGGCGCTGAGGCCCCGGGCGGCGGTGTTCTTGCCGGAGCCGGCGCGGCCCGCGAAGGCGATCAGTTTCATTGGGTGTACTCCAGGGCGCCGGTGTCGAGCTGGAATTGCCGCTCGGAATGCCGGTGGTGCTCGCTTTCCAGCCATTGGGTGTGGTGCTGCTCGGCCAGGGCGAGCAGGTCGGCCACCGTGTAGTGCTCGATGGGCTTGCCGAGCAAGGCCAGGGCATCCGCGAAAGAGCGCTGGCACCGCCCGTTGCACTCGCCGATGGGCAGTGCCTGCTCGATGCGTTGCAGGGTGTTCATCACGTGCTCGGCTCGGCCGGTGACAGTGCTCTGGTCCGGGTTTGGGAACGGGCAGTTCATGCCGCACCCCGGGCCAGCTGGCCGTTGATGTGCTTCTCGATGGCTTCCAGCGCCAGGGCGTAAAGCACGCCGGGCAGGTTTCGGCCGCGATAGATGACCGGCGGCGCCGGGCAATCCGGGTCGGTGATGTCCCGCACCCGCACTTCGGCGTCGTGGCTGAACAGGGTGGTGCGGATCGCGATGCGGTGGGCCCCCAGGTGCAGCAGCGTGGTGCCGTTGCGGCGGATGGCGGCGCGGCATTCGCGCTCCTGGGCGAGGTCCAGCATGAAGTCCTTTTTCATTGTTGTGGTGCTCCGGTGGATCGGGTGGCGGCCCGGCGGCAGCGGGCCAGGTAGCGCTCGGCGTACTCGGTGAGCGCCTGCCGGGTGCGCAGTGAAGGCAAATCGTCCGGCAGGTCCCGGCTGTACCGCTCCAGCAGCTGGCCGCTGTGTTGCAGCGCGGCCTGGTGGTCGGCGGTGGTCGGGGCGCGCTGGAAGGCGCGGCGGGCGTTGTGCAGGCGGTCGCGATGGTTCATGCGGCCCCCGGCGGCCAATCGTGATCGGCGTGTGTGGGGCGTTGGGTGGCGCGGCGAATCAGCGTGGTGACCCGCCGGGGGTTCGGCACCAGCCGGGCCGACCCGGCACCACCGAGCACCGCGATCAGCCCGGTGCGGGCCTGGATCGCCTCGATGTGCCGCCGGGTGGTGGCGGTAGGGTGGATGTGGATGGTGGCCATTTGCTGTCTCGGTTGCTTGTTCTGACAGCAAAGTACCGCCGGTATTATTGGCTGTCAATACCGGCGGTACTATTATTTGGTAATAGTTGTTCGCGTGGTGTGGCTAGAGCTTGACTCGGACTTCGGTGACCTTGCCGACGACGCGGCAGTTTCCGTTGACCTGTAGGAGGGGGTAGGCGTCGTTCAGGGCTTTCAGGTACACCCTCCCGGCGTCTTTGACGATTTGCTTGAACGTGGCTTCTTCGTCCTCATCGACTTTTGCAACAACCAGGTCTCCGTAGTCCCAAGCGGCTTCTGGCTCGACCCATATGAGGCTTCCCGGAAAAACACTGCGGCGTGTGGGATTGGAGGAGACCATGGAGTCGCCGGTAACGCGCAACCAAAAGCCTTTCTCTGAGGCATTTTCTGGGGCTGGCTCAAAACCTTCCTCACCGAACCCCAAGGGCTGTGAATCCACTGCTGTTCCCCATGCGCCGGCCTGTACTGCCGTCAAAATTGGTGCGTTTCTGGTGGCCTGAGGGGCGTTGGCAGGCTCTACGTTTGTCATGTGATCGAGCATGCCGATCAGCCCCTTGTGGTGCTGCCGATTTAAGGCTGCGGCTAATCGGGGGCTGAAATCGGAAACCGAACATTGAAGGTGCTCAGCGAAAGACAATGCTACCTGGGTATTCAGGGCGTTTCTTCCGTTGAAATAGTGGCTGATGGCACTTTGGCTCATGTCCATACGGTCAGCGAGCGACTGCTGGCTTAAGGCCAATTCGCTCTTCTTCGACACAAAGATGGCTTTGAGTCGTTCACATTCAGCGCGCTGTTCGGCGGAGAGGTCACGTTTTTTCATGGATCGATGCTAATACCGCTGGTTATACCAACCAACAACCGCAGGTATTGACTTGAGTATTACCGGCGGTACTATTGCGGCTAGGCACCTGAGGACATTGAGGCATGAAGCGGGTATCCCTTTCAGAGTTCGTGGAAGAGCACGGCCAGACGCGGGCCGGCGAGTTACTGGGTTTGACCCAGGGCGGTATCGGTAAGGCCCTGCGAAGCGGCCGGCAGATTTACGTTACTGAGACCGATGGCATCTATCAGGCCCACGAAGTGAAGCCCTTTCCAGCGAGTCGTAACGCAGCATGAGCCCATTCTAGGCAATGCCTTGCATTGGGTAACGAGAAACCGGGGAGAGAAAACCAACATGGGAACTGCACGAATGGGCCTGCGCGAGCGGGCCGATCGCACCGTCCTGGATCTGAAAACTGCGCTCGCGGTCACCGCCAAGCGCCTGGGCATCAACCGCATCGCCGCTACCTACGGCATTGGTGCCCAGGCCCTCTACAACAACCTCAACCTGGGCGACACCGACCGGGCCCCGACTCTGGCCCAGTTCGAGCTGATCCTGGAATACGCCCGGGAGCAGGGCGCCCAGGCACCCATCCTCGATTCCCTCGGCCAGATCGGTGGGTGCCTGTGGATTCAGTTGCCCCAGGTTCAGACCGATGATCACGGCGCTATGTTCGCCGAGGTCGCCGGGCTGGTCGGGCGCGTGGGCACCATGGTGAAGAACGTGGAGACGGCGGTGGCCGACGGCGTGGTGGACCAGGACGAATTGGCGATCCTGGAGCGCGACCTGCTGCGGCTGCTCCAGTCCGGGTACCGGGTGGTCGAGGCCGCGCGGACGTTCGGGGGTGAGGTCTGATGTCAGCTCAGGCGATTCATCAGCCGTTGGGTGATCGAGAGCTTTTGGCACTGTTCAGAAAAGCCGTGGCGCCGCAGGTTGCCGTTGTAAGCCGGCATCTCCAGTGCTCGGATGATGTGTGTATCCAGCGCGTCCAGATGCGCGATCTTCTTGTCCAGTTCCGTAAGGGTCAGTTTGTCCATCTGCGCTTGCAGTCCAAGCCATCGGCGGCGCAGGTCGGCGTGTTCGGCCGCTTTGGTTTCAGGACGGACCGTAACAACCAGCATATTCAGCAGGACGACGAAGGCCGCCAGGCCGGCGGCAAGCATCGGCTCTTTCACCGTCAGCATGGCGGCGAAAGCGCTGGCCGCCAGGGTCAGATAGGTGCATATGCCGGCCAAGTGGCGGTAGAACTGGACGTGTCGTCGCTGCAATTCAACAGCATAGGTGACGTCCAGCTTTGCCTCATACTCGGTGCGTTCGTCGCGGTCCATACCTGTTACCTCTTTGGAGAAGGCGGTGGTTGCCTCGGGTTGCGGAGCGGCGGCGCGTTATTGGGCGTAGGCCTCGGTGGTGGTGTCGTTCCGCCATCCCATACATGGTTCATGGTGTTCCCCCTGGTTTGGTGTTTTGGACGTGTAGGAGCTTCTGATAATACCAGCTTTGGGGAACGCCTCCATTTCAGGGAGGCGGGCCATGTATGAGCCGCTTTCCGAGAGCGAAGCGCGCGAAGCGCTGCAGTACGTCAGCCCGGACTGCGACCGCGACACCTGGTTCTCCGTCGTCGGGGCCATCAAGGATCATTTTGGGGAAGGCGGCCAGCAGCTCTGCGACGATTGGAGCCAGGGCGGCCAGAGGTACAACAAAGCCGATTTCAAGGCCACGTGGCGCAGCGCCCGCGCGGGCCACTACACCATTGCGACCCTGATCAAGTTGGCCAAGGACGCCGGGTGGCAGCGGCGTAGCGGCCCCCTGACCCCCGATGAACGGCGCAGGCTGAATCAAGAGCATGAGGCCCGCCGGGTCGCTCGCCAGGCGGAAATCGAGGCGGACGCCGCGCGGTTGGTGCGCATGCAGGAGGCGGTGGCCCACGCCTGCCGGACCATCCTGGAGGAGCACACCCATCACCTGGGCACCTCCGAGTATCTGGGCCGGAAGGGCGTCGGGGCCCACGGCGTCCGATTCTTCAAGCGCAGCGTGCTGCTGGTGATCGATGATCGCGAAGGGCATGAGTGCTGTGAGATTCGCACCGGCGAGGGCGTGCGGGACTTCTTCCGGCAACTGCCCAAGCCCCGCCCGGAACACCTGTCGTTCCTGCGCATGACCTTTGGCAGCATCGCCATTCCGTTGACGGACCTGGAGGGCGTGCTCTGGTGCCTTCAGGTCATCAACGGGCAGGGCACCAAGCTATTCCCCAAATACAGCCGTAAGAAGGGCTGCTTTCACCTGATCGGTGAGCTGGGTAGTGATGGGCCGTTGGGGTTCGCCGAGGGCTACGCCACGGCGGCCACCGTCCACGAATTGACCGGTTGGCCGGTGGTGGTGTGCGTGGACAGTGGCAACATGGCCGCCGTCGCGGAGGAGTTGCTGCCAGGGTGGGACCGCGTCGAACCGATCTGGCTGGCCGACAACGACCCGGTGAACCCCCAGACCGGCAAGAGGGCCGGCCAGGACGCGGTGGATCGATGCGTGTCCCGGCATGGCGGGGTAGCCCTGGTGCCCGCCTTTCCGCTGCGGGAGGCGTCATGAGTGAGGAAGCCACGCCGCACGGTGATTGGAACGATCTGGCGCAGCAGCACGGGCGCGATCTGGCGCGCCGGCAGTTGTTGGAGGGCTACGCCAGTGCCGGTGCCGCAAACGCACCGGCGCCCACTTCTCCCGGACCCTCTGACGAACCGGCGGCGCTGGCCGCGCCGGATCTCGATCAAGCGCTCGCCCGGTTCGCCTGGACGGTGCCCGACGGCAAAATCTGGGATTCCCTCAACACCACCTTGATGAGCCAGCAGGTGGCGCGCACCTGGCTTGGCAAAGACCTGTTCAATGAGTGGAAAGATCACGCGGACCGGCGTGCCGTGGCGCACGCCGATGTGGCGCCCCTGGCGGCGCGGGCTGCTGAGGCCGACAAGTTGGCCGAGAAGGACGCGGCCCGCGCGGCGCGCGCCCAAGCCGCCCAACAGGGGGGCGGGGGAGTCCTGGGCGAGGCGCTGGGACGGTACGTGCTGCTGTATCCGTCGCAATCGGTGTGGGACCGCGAGCGGCGGGAGGTCGTGGCACTCAACGACCTGAAGCCGAAGCTGGCGGGCTGGTACACCGACTGGCTGGAACACCCGATGCGCCAGGAACTGGACCGGGACCGGCTGGTGTTCGACCCGCAAGGTCGGCACAACGAGGACGACGGGTACATCAATATGTTCCGGGGCCTGCCGCTCAAACCCGGTGCCGACCCGGGCCGGTGCCAGGCCATCCGCGAGTTGATCCTGCACTTGTGTGACCGCCGGCCGTTCGTGGCGCACTGGCTGATGTGCTGGCTGGCGTACCCGTTGCAGAACGTCGGCTCGAAGCTGGCCTCCGCGGTGCTGATGCACTCGGAGACCCACGGCACCGGCAAGTCGTTGCTGTTCGAGGAGGTGCTGAAACCGCTCTATGGGGAGTACGCCGCGACCCTGGGGCAGCATCAGCTGGAGAGCCAATACACGGACTGGCGCAGCCAGAAGCTGTTCGGGCTGTTCGAGGAGGTGTTCTCCCGCGACCAGAAGTACAGCCACACCGGTACCCTCAAACACATGATCACCGGCGCCACCCACCGCATCGAGAAAAAATTCGTGTCGGGGTGGGAGGAAGCTAACCACATGAACGCGGTGTTTCTGTCCAACGAGATCCAGCCGTTCCCGGTCGAGCCCTCGGACCGGCGCATGCTGGTGGTGTGGCCACGCCGCAAGCTCGGGCAGGGCCTCAAGGAGCGGGTGCTGGCCGAGATCGCCGATGGGGGCGTGGCGGCCTTCTACGGATACCTGCTCAGCATGCCCATGGAGATCCAGGAGCAGCGTGAGGATGGCCAAGCGTTGGTGGACTTTGGTCATCACTCAGAACCTCCGATGACACCGGAGAAACAGCGCCTGATCGATTTTGGGCGGCCTAGCTGGGACACATTCCACCGGAAGTGGCGTTCCGAAGAGCTGGACGTTCCGTATCAGAGTTGCCTCACCGATGACCTGCACACCGTCTACAAACGCTGGTGCCAGAGGCGCAGCGAACATGTGATCAGCCAGACAAAGTTCTCCACCATGTTGGCGACCCGCGAGGAGAAGGTGTCCGGGGTGCGCTGGCGGATACCGCCGAACGTCTCCAAGAAGGGCACCTTCTTCATGATCGGCGGGCCGGCTGACGGCGAGACCCAGGAAGAGTGGCTGGGCCGGTGCGTGCGGGAGTTCCAGAGCGCGATGAGGTCGAGTAATGACCAGGATGCGTAACACCTCGCGCCTGGGGTATGCCCAGGGTAGCGCCTTGGGTTGGGCTGTTGCTAAGCCTTTGAATTCCATGGATATGCCCAGGGTGCCCAGAGTGCCCGATGTTTCCGCGCGCGCCCGTGCGGGTGCGTGCACGTCTTCCCCGGGCCCTTTCTTTGGGTTTGGGCGTGCATGCTTCCCACGGGCGCGAGGCAACAACCCATGGCACACCGGGCACCCTAGGCATGTTGTTTATTTTCAAAGAGTTACGGATAGGCGAACCCAGGGCATACCCCTGGGCATACCCCGGGCGTCTCTGTTTTCGATGTTCCACGACAAACAATCACCATTTGGTAGGGAGGTTCGATGAACCCGGTGCGGCTGCTCGGCAAGATGACGGCGAAAGGAATGCGCCTGGATGGCGGTGGTGGTGGGCCGGTAACGATCCCCGCCGGCGATGTGGCGGCGGCCCTGGCCATGGGCCGGCTGCCGCGGGAGGCGGTGCTGGTGGGGCTGGCCAAGTTCGCCGACGACAACCAGAGCCAGCTGGATCTGCACGCCTGGGCCCAGCAGCGCTTCCGGTATCGTTGCGCGGTGCGTGGCTGGAAGCAGGACTACGCCGAGGGCCTGGCGCTGCTGGTGGTGTACGAGCTGGTGAACCCCACCCGGTGCCCGGAGTGCCACGGGCGCGGCAAGCGGTGGCGGCAGGTGGTCGAGAAGGTGGAGCGGGCCGATGGCGTGGAGAAGATCGGCGCCACCCGCTGGCTGGATTGCCCGCGCTGCAAAGGGCACGGCACCGTGCGGCTGAGTGAACGGGACCGGGCGGCGATGGCGGGGATCACCAAAAGCCGCTTTAACGAGACGTGGGCCGCGCGTGCCGATGAACTGCTGGCTGACCTGGTGGGGCTGGAGGATCGCGTGTTGCGGCACCTCTGGGAGCAGTTCGGCCAGCAGGCGGCCTGAAAGATTTTTGTGCCTGGCTTCTCTTGACGCTTGACGACCGGGACAAAAACACCCATCATTTTCCCATCGTAGGAAAAAACCCGCCCAGCTCAGCTTCGGCGGGTTTTTTTGTGGGTTCTCCCCCCTGGTCCGCTTCGGCGGGCCGCCTATACAGACGGCCGTTGAGGTCGCGGAAAGGGTTCGCTGGCGTGAGTCGGCGAGCCCTTTTTTGTTTCTGGCGCAGCGTGGAGCAGTGGTAGCTCGCGGGGCTCATAATCCCGAGGTCGCCGGTTCGAGTCCGGCCGCTGCAACCAATCCTGGCCCGGCTCTGCCGGGCCTTTCTCGTTCTGGCAATTGGGGATGCCGCCGATTAGCTGGAGGTCCTATGCATTCCGGGAGTGAGAGAGTGGCCACGCCGAATCCGTCACCGCAGATCGGCACGGCAGCTCTGCCCGTCGCTATGTCAGGAGCAATCATTATGGGCCTGCCGATCGATATGTGGCTGCTGCTGATGAACATCGGCTATGTCGCGATTGTGACAGTTATCGCGCTGCCCAAGCTCATCCGCGCCATCACGGATCTGCGGGTCATGTGGGCGGACTGGAGAAAGCGTCGATGAAGAAGGTTGTGGCCGGCGGCCTGGTGGCGGCGGTGCTCGCCGTCGCGGCGCCGGTGATCATGCATTTCGAGGGCCGCTCACTCACCGCGTATGAGGACGTGGTAGGTGTGCCGACCATCTGCGATGGCGTGACCGCCGGTGTGCAGCTGGGTGACCAGGCCACGGACGCGGAATGCGACGCGGCCCTGGAGCGTGAGATGCGCACCCATCTGGCCGGGCTGCAACGCTGCGTGCACCGCGACCTGACCACCCACCAGTGGGCGGCTCTGCTCAGCTGGGCGTACAACGTCGGCGTGGGTGCCGCGTGCGACTCCACCCTGGTGCGCCTGGTCAACGCCGGCGAGGGCTTCCACACCTGGTGCCCGGAACTGAAACGCTGGGTGTATGCCGGTGGCCGTAAGCTGGCCGGCTTGGTGCGGCGGCGTGAGGCCGAATACAGGCTCTGCCTGCAATGATTCAAAGCCGGCTGGTGCTGGCCGTGGCCATGTTGGCCGTCGGCGTGGCGGTGGGCTGGTTCATCAACGGTTGGCGCTGGGACGCCCGGCATACCGCCTACCAACTGGCCCAGTCCCAGCTGGTGGTTGAGGCCCAGGCCCTGGCCGCGTCCCAGGCCGAGCAATGGCGTGGTGAGGTGGAGGCGCTGGACCGTCGCCACACCGAGGAGCTGGAACATGCCGAGCAAACCATCAGTGCTCTGCGGGGCCGCATTGCTGACGGCTCTGTCGGGGTGCGCGTCGCAGCCCGTTGCCCAGACGTGCCCGCCGATGCCGGCCCCGCCGGCGTGGGTGATGCAGGAGCCTGTGAGCTTACTGCCGCTGCTCAACAGGATTATCTGGACCTACGAGCGCAGTACACCCGCCAGTGGCACCAGCTCCTCGCCTGCCAGGACTACATCCGGTCGGTCCGCCAGTGAGCAGTGACCGCCGGCAGTCCGCTGCGAAGCGCGGCTACGGCAAGCGCTGGCGGGCCGCCCGCGAACAGTTCCTGGCGGAGCATCCGCTGTGCGTGTTCTGCCAGCGGCGCGGGCGGGTTGCGGCCGCCACGGTGGTTGACCACATCGTCCCGCACCGGGGCGACCAAAAGCTGTTCTGGTCCCGCTCCAATTGGCAGGCCCTGTGCGCGCCCTGCCACAACCGCGACAAGCAGCGGATGGAGCGGGGCGGCACCCTGGCCGGGTGCGACGAAAGCGGAATGCCGCTCGACCCGAACCACCACTGGGCCTGACGCCGGCGGCGCCAGGGGAGGGGGGGTAGAAAGTTCACCACCCTTGCCCGGGAGACCGGAGCGGGCCCTCGGCACGAAAAACCGGGAAAAATGGGAGGGGGGTATCTCGACCGGGGTATTCCCTGAATCCGATTCTGGAGATCACCGTCATGGCAGGAAATCGCAACTCTGGGCGGCGCCCGCTGCCGGGGAACGTGCACCTGCTGCGCGGCAATCCGTCGAAAAAGCCGGGCCACGAGTTGGAAGCCGCGCCGGCGCTGAAGGTCGAACCGCCTCCATGCCCCGCGTTCCTGTCGAAGGACGCCCGGGCCGAATGGCGCCGGATCACCGCCGATCTGGTGATCCTCGGCCTGATCGCCAAGGTGGACCGGGCCGAGTTGGCCGTTTACTGCACCGCCTGGGCGGACTGGAAGAAGGCGCGCGAGAAAATCGCGGAGATGGACGACGCCGGCTACGTGATGAACACGCCCAGCGGC